AGTATATATATGCGAACAGGTATCTATAGGGTTGCTCACACAATAAATAAAAAGACGGACTTATATAAGATTCCGATTGCTATAAATGAGCTTACGAACTTGGATATTAATATACAAGATTTAGCCAAAGAACCTAGATTTGACTATCCTTATACTGAAAGAGTAGCAGATGGAGAACTATCTGGCGCTATGGTAACTAATGTTACTAAGGTAAACGCCTCAAGGAAGGTAACCGAACCTACCGATATAGTTCCATGTGTACAAAAGATGTTAAATCTCGGTCCACAAGAAGGAAACAGAAATCAAACATTAATGAGGATAGCTTCTCATTGTGCAAGACATGGGATACCATCTCAGTTTGCAAAATCAATGATATTACATTGGAATAATAAATCTTTAAATGAAAATGAAGTCATAGAAAAGATAGAGTATACATATAACAGAGGTTATAAGTATGGATGTCAAGATACTATAATGGCTGACCATTGTCAAACAAGATGTATTTATTTTAAGAAAAAAGATTACTTAATTGATGTTAAGAATTCTGAGGAACTACAAAAAGACTTAGAGTTTCGTTTAGAAACTGATTTTAGTGGTAAAACTATAGACATAGCAGGTATGTTAGGATTGCATGATGTCGATTGTGAGATATACCCAGGAGAGCTAGTTACAATATTTGGACCAACAGGTTCAGGCAAAACAACTTTTGCACAAAACTTAGTTCTAGGGGTAGATTTTGACAACGATTGTATTATTCAAGATAAACAAATACCATGTCTATACTTATCATTAGAGTTATCTGCTTGGTATATGCATAGAAGAAATATGCAAGTAGTAAGTGGATTAAGTAAACAGCAAGTTAATGATAGATATAAGACCTTATTTGGTACGTATAAAGAGAGATTAAGTCATTTAGTTATACAAACTGTTGCGCCTAACTTAGAGCAGATACAGAATAAAATAAGAGAATTACAACCAGCAGTTGTAGTTGTTGACTATATCGATTTAATATCAACAAGTTCTAAATATATGGGCGAATACGAACAAGTTAGACAAGTATCGCATTATTTATCTAATCTTGCTGTAAATATGGATATTATAATAATACAGATAAGCCAGGTGAGTAGAGAATATAGCCGAAACGAGGCATTAGATTTGTACGCTGGAAAAGGTTCAGGTGCAATAGAGAATGCCAGTCGTAAAGTTATTGGGTTAAACGGTCAAGCTAATTCAGCTAAAAAATCAGTACATATGTATAAGAATACAGATGGAGAGTTATTTGATACTGAACTTGAGTGGCAACCTTCATTCAGATTAAGGAGGGTTAAATGATACTTAAAATAATCAACTTACCAAAATTGAAATTTCTATATTTCTTCAACTTTATAGGATTCGGAATTGCTAACCTAAGCGATGAAGATGGCGATGGATTAAAGTTTTTGATAAATATATCGAAATTTGAATTAGGCTTTTACTTAGCATGGAGGACAAAAGAACATGTCGACTATGAGGAACAAAACGAGAGCGGTATTAGCGCATCTGCTTAGTGGTAGAAAACTAACACCTGCTGAAGCATACGAAAGGTTCAGAACAATGAGATTAGGAGCTATAATATTTAATCTTAGAAAAGAAGGTGAATCCAATGGCGAATGGGATATAGTAAATGAAAATCCTAAGAGCAAACATGGTATTTATCGTCTAATCAAAACTGGCAATGCGAAGTAGAAGAAAGAAAACTGATTGGGAGGGGCTTTATATGAAAAAGCTCCTTCCAATTCATAAGAATCACTCTAAGAAAATATTTCATAGAATGATGAAAAAGTCGTCAACTTTAAAATCCTCCTTAAAGAGAAGGAGTAGAGAATATGAAGTCGAATTTAAAGTATCACTTACGGAATTACGAAAGTTACTTTATAAATCTTATGGGAAACCGTGCCTATATTGCAATGAGAGTTTGGTTGTCAGTAATATGGTATGTGACCATATTATCCCTTTATCTATGGGTGGTGGTTCAATTATTAAAAACCTCCACATAGTATGTGGAAGATGCAACACGAGGAAAGGACCTTTAACAGATAAAGATTATAAAGAATTCTTAAAAAGTATTAGCAAATTAAATGAGGATGTAGTAAAATATGTGCTCAGGAAATTAGCTAAGTCTGAAGTTTTTTGAAATTAGGGCAGAGTCAGCCGTCATAACTCCTCATGACACACTCTCTTTTTACTCTGCCCGAAGATTTGGGAAGTAGCTATTTATTTAATTATAACTATAATGTTTTGATTAATGTATTAATGAAGAATCTCGTCGAAAAGATGCTTCCCAATTAAATTGAGTAAAGCTCTCGGCATCGGAAGGTTGAAAGCCCTTAAAATAAGTTCCATGTAAGTCCCATCTTTACTCATTAAATTAGCAAGTACTAGGGTGCCTGATAACCACCTGATAAAGTTAGGAACCTTGATGCGTGAGCTATAGGAGGTTGTTTTAACCGATACATATATCGTTTATTCCTTTATGACCTTTAAAACCTAACTTTTGTACTTGCTATATATGGTATTTATTTAGTATATTTAGAGTCCTTATGATAGAAACCAAACAATGTTTTTCATGTGGACAAATGGTATATGTTCACG